AAACAACAACAACAAAACAAATTAACAACAACAACAATGGCTTACATCCAAACAGCAAACCAAAATGCATTGGCAAGTACAATTCGCGGGACCAACCCCGTGATTAATGAACTTGCCAATCGGAGACTGTATGAGACAGCGGTCGACCAATATAATGCTCACGACCGCAGGCCCAAAATCAACTTTTCAAAGGTTATCAGGGAAGAACAGACTCTGATAGCTACCAAGGCCTACCCAGAGTTCCAAATAACATTCTATGATACGCAAAAGGCCGTGCACAGTCTTGCCGGCGGTCTGAGGAGTCTGGAACTCGAATACATGATGATGATGATTCCCTACGGAGCAGTAACGTACGACATTGGAGGGAACTTCGCAGCTCATCTGTTCAAAGGTCGAGATTATGTCCACAGCTGCTCACCCGATTTAGATGTCAGGGACATAATGAGGCATGAATCTCAAAAGGATAGCATTGAACTGTACCTTTCGAGGATAGCAAAAGGGAAAAAGACTCTTCCCGCTTTCCAACAGGCTGCGTTCGAAAAATATGCTGAACGTCCTGATGAGGTTGTATGTCACAAACCTTTCCAGGTTTGCACGCACCAACACCCAAAAGACCAGGGAAACGTATACGCTATCGCTTTGCATAGCATTTACGATATACCTGCCGATGAATTTGGTGCAGCTCTGCTGAGGAAAAACGTGCATGTCTGTTATGCCGCTTTCCACTTCTCTGAGAATCTGCTTCTCGAAGATTCTTATGTTAGTTTAGATGAAATAGATGCCTTCTTTTCCAGAGAAGGTGATAGATTAAATTTTTCTTTCGCTTCTGAAAGCACTCTTAATTATAGTCATAGCTATAGTAATATACTTAAATATGTGTGTAAGACGTATTTTCCTGCTTCAAATAGAATAGTATATATGAAGGAGTTTTTAGTTACTAGAGTTAATACTTGGTTTTGCAAATTTTCAAAAGTAGATACATTCATGCTGTACAGAGGTGTTTACCACAAGGGCTGTGACAAAGAGCAGTTCTATGCTGCTATGGAGGACGCATGGCACTACAAAAAGACTTTGGCTATGATGAACAGCGAACGCATTCTCTTGGAGGACACTTCGTCTGTGAATTACTGGTTTCCAAAGATGAGAGATATGGTGATTGTGCCTCTTTTTGATGTGTCACTGGATAAGCCAAACGGAAGGTTGGCCAGAAAAGAAGTTATCATTAGCAAAGATTTTGTGTATACGGTTCTGAACCATATCCGAACGTACCAGTCTAAAGCCTTAACGTACTCTAATGTTTTGTCATTCGTCGAATCAATAAGGTCGAGAGTGATAATTAATGGAGTGACGGCGAGGTCTGAGTGGGATGTGGATAAGGCACTTTTGCAATCTTTGTCTATGACTTTCTTCTTGCAAACAAAACTTGCTATGCTAAAGGATGATCTTATAATAAGCAAGTTCCATCTGGGTACAAAGTCCGTCAAGGAGTACGTGTGGGATGAAATTTCAGCGGCGTTCAGTAATTGTTTCCCGTCTGTCAAAGAAAGTTTAATCAAGAGAAACTTGATCACTGTGTCTGAAAAGGCCTTGGAGATTAAGGTTCCGGATCTTTATGTAACTTTCAATGATAGATTGGTACGTGAGTACAAGGCCTCAATTGAAATGCCAGAGCTGAACATTAAAAAAACTCTTGAGGAAACCGAGAATTTGTACAACGCATATTCAGAGCTATCGGTGCTTAAAGACTGCGACAAATTCGACGTTGATGTTTTTTCCCGGATGTGTGATTCACTTGCCGTGGATCCGTTGGTAGCAGCAAAAGTCATGGTGGCGGTTGTGTCGAACAAGAGTGGTCTGACTCTTACGTACGAGAAACCCACCGAAACAAATGTGGCATTAGCATTGCAAAATACTGTGGCCTCTAAGGATGAGGGAGAGTTGAAAATAGGGTTCAGCCACGAACCAGCAACCACAATGAAACAGGCAATTCAAGTTGGAAAACTTTCCACTTCTGGTTTGATGGGAGATATTACATCCGATGGTTTTTCAAGAAACGAAGAGGTTGAGTCGCTGCGAGAGTTCCATATGGCCTCGGTAGATTCGTTAATCAAAAAGCAGATGCATGCGGTTGTGTATGTAGGCCCGCTGAAAGTTCAACAATGTATGAACTATTTAGACAGCCTAGTCGCATCGCTCTCTGCTGCTGTGTCGAATCTCAAGAAGATTGTTAGGGACTGTGCGGCAATCGATCTAGATACGAAGGAAAAATTCGGTGTTTTTGATGTCATCTCGAGGAGGTGGTTAGTGAAGCCGGCAACTGCCAATCATGCGTGGGGAGTGGTAATGGATGATAACTACAAGTGCTCCGTTGCGTTACTGTCTTATGATGAACACGGTCCTATCTGCCAGGATAACTGGCGGAGAGTTGCTGTTAGTAATGAGTCAGTCGTGTACTCTGATATGGGAAAGATACGGGCCATTCGCTCTGTTTTGAAAGATGGGGAGCCGCATATTAGCAGTGCAAAGGTCACTTTGGTAGACGGTGTGCCTGGGTGTGGAAAAACAAAGGAGATTCTTTCACGAGTCGACTTTGAAACTGATCTGATTCTTGTACCGGGAAGACAGGCTGCGGAGATGATCCGTAGAAGGGCAAACAGTTCTGGAGTAATTGTGGCAACAAAGGATAATGTTAAGACTGTTGACTCCTTCTTGATGAATTATGGAAGACACCCGAGAGCTCAAGTGAAAAGGCTGTTTATTGACGAAGGCTTAATGTTACATACCGGTTGTGTGAATTTTCTGGTGAGTATGTCATTGTGTGAAGAAGCTTTTGTTTACGGAGACACTCAGCAGATTCCTTACATCAACAGAGTTGCAAACTTCCCTTACCCTGCGCATTTTGCAAAGTTAGAAGTGGATGAAGTGGAAACTCGGCGCACGACATTGAGATGTCCAGCCGACGTGACCTTTTATCTCAACAAAAGGTATGAAGGGAATGTCATGTGCACGTCGTCAGTCAAGAGGTCAGTAACTCATGAGGTTGTTCAGGGGGCAGCTGTGCTCAATCCTGTTACAAAGCCATTGAAAGGGAAAGTAGTTACTTTTACCCAGTCGGACAAATTGGCCTTGATTTCAAGAGGTTATGAAGATGTCAACACAGTCCATGAGGTGCAAGGAGAAACTTTTGAAGATCTATCGCTTGTCAGGTTGACACCAACGCCATTGGGGATTGTCTCAAGTGACAGTCCTCATGTGCTTGTCGCCTTGTCGAGACACACAAGATCGATGAAGTATTACACAGTGGTAATGGACAGCATGTGCAGTATCATTAGAGAATTAGAGGGTGTTAGCTCTTTCCTTTTAGATTTGTATAAAGTAGACAGTTCTACTCAATAGCAATTACAGATAGAAGCATTGTATAAAGGTGTCAATCTTTTTGTCCAAGCACCGAAATCAGGTGATGTATCTGATATGCAGTTTTACTACGATCAATGTTTGCCTGGGAACAGCACTATTCTTAATGAGTTCGATGCTGTTACCATGCAACTGAGAGATAACTCTTTGAATGTTAAAGACTGCGTACTAGATATGTCTAAATCTGTGCCTTTACCAAAGGATGAGAAGATAAAACCACTCACACCGGTTATAAGAACCGCGGCTGAAAAGCCAAGGAAACCTTCTTTAATCGAAAACTTGGTTGCGATGATTAAAAGAAATTTCAATTCTCCCGAGTTAAGTGGTACGATTGACATTGAAAACACTGCTTCTGTTGTAGTCGATAAGTTTTTTGATAGTTATTTAATTAAAGAAAGAAAAACACCAAAAAATTTACCGCTTTTATGTAGGAGTGCTTTATGTAGGTGGTTAGAAAAACAAGAGACTGCAACCTTGGGGCAGTTAGCAGACTTTGATTTTATAGATCTTCCTGCTGTAGATCAGTACAGACACATGATAAAGAGTCAGCCGAAACAACGTTTGGATTTGTCGATTCAGACAGAGTATCCTGCTCTTCAAACAATAGTGTATCACAGCAAGAAGGTGAATGCTATATTTGGTCCCCTTTTCAGTGAACTAACAAGACAACTGCTTGAAATGATAGACAGTTCGCGATTTTTGTTTTATACTAGAAGAACGCCAGCTCAGATTGAAGAGTTCTTTTCAGATCTCGACACTCACTGTCCTATGGACATATTGGAGTTGGATATATCTAAGTATGACAAATCGCAGAACGAATTCCACTGTGCAGTTGAGTATGAAATCTGGAGAAGATTAGGACTCGATGAGTTCCTAGCAGAAGTGTGGAAACATGGGCACAGGAAAACGACTCTGAAAGATTACACTGCCGGTATAAAAACGTGTTTGTGGTACCAAAGGAAAAGTGGTGATGTGACAACATTTATCGGTAACACAGTCATAATCGCAGCGTGTCTATCTTCAATGTTGCCTATGGATAAGTTGATTAAGGGTGCCTTTTGTGGTGATGATTCAATTTTATACTTTCCAAAGGGCACTGAATACCCTGATATCCAAGCGGCCGCCAATCTGATGTGGAATTTTGAAGCTAAACTGTTTCGGAAACGCTATGGTTACTTCTGTGGTCGGTATTTAATACACCATGACAGAGGTTGCATAGTTTATTACGATCCACTGAAGCTAATCTCTAAACTTGGGGCCAAGCACGTGAAGGATAGGGAGCATCTGGAGGAGTTCAGAAGATCTTTGTGTGATGTTGCAGGTTCGTTGAATAATTGTGCTTATTACACACAGTTAGACGACGCGATCGGCGAAGTCATAAAAACTGCGCCTCCGGGCTCGTTTGTTTTTAAATCATTAGTTAAGTTTTTGAGTGATAAAGTTTTGTTTCAATCTTTGTTTTTAGATTAGAATGGCTCTAGTTAGTAAGGACAAGGTTCGAATTTCTGAGTTTCTTAACCTAACTCCCGCGGAGAAATATCTACCATCGAATATGACTTCGGTTAAATCGGTGATGATCTCGAAGAGGGATAAGTTGATTGCTGAGAAGGACGACTCCTTGTCTGACGTAGATTTACTTAAAGGGGTCAAGTTGATAGAGGACGGTTACGTGTGTCTAGTGGGACTTTCGATTACTGGTGAGTGGAATTTGCCTGATAATTGTAAAGGAGGTGTAAGTATCTGTCTGGTTGATAAGAGAATGAAAAGAAGCAACGAAGCAACACTTGGATCGTATCGATCCGGTGCAGCTAAGAAGCGATTTTCTTTCAAATTGATACCAAATTACAGTGTTACAACCGACGACGCGAAAAGAAATATCTGGCAAGTTCTAGTTAACATAAGAGGAGTCGCAATGGAAGCAGGTTACTGTCCGTTATCTTTAGAGTTTGTTTCGGTTTGCGTAGTGTATAAGTCTAATATAAAATTAGGTTTGCGCGAGAAGATACAAAGCATCTCTGAAGGAGGAAACTTTGAACTTACCGAAGCTGTTGTAGATGAGTTCATGGAATCAGTTCCGATGGCGGAGAGGTTGAGTAAATTTCGCTCTTACCGGAAAAAGAAAAATAATGTTAGTAATAATAATAATATTAAGGGAAAGTTGAATAAAGGGGCTATCGTTAATAAGAATAAGATTGTTGAGATGGATTACGATTCAGAGTCGACTGACGCTGAGTCTTCTTCGTTTTAACAATGTCTTATACTATAACAAGTCCCAGTCAATTAGCGTATTTATCTCATGTGTGGGCAGACCCACAAGAGTTAATTAATATATGTACTGATGCTGCGGGTGAGCAATTTCAAACTCAACAGGCTCGCACGACTGTGCAGAGGCAACTGAATGGTGTTTGGAAAACCGCTCCAGCTAGTAACGTTAGGTTCCCTGCTGTTGGTTACAAGGTGTACCGTTATAATGCAGTGCTCGATCCGTTGATCACTGCTTTATTAGGTTCCTTTGATACCAGGAACAGGATAATAGAGGTAGAAAACCAGCAAAATCCTACAACTGCCGAGACGCTCGATGCGACAAGGCGTGTGGACGATGCTACAGTAGCTATTAGGTCTAGCTTAAACAACCTACTTGCTGAATTAATCAGGGGTACCGGATGTTATAACCAAGCTACTTTTGAAGCGGCGAGTGGTTTAACATGGGCTACTGGTTCTTAACAGAAGTAGAGTAATAATAAAGTTACCTGTACTTTAAACAGGCGTGATGGATACGATAATCCACAGTGTTTTTCCCTCCACTTAAATCGAAGGGTTGTTGCTTGGATCAAAATCACATATACTTTCGTGTGACGACAGTTGTGATAGCGAC